GAGAACATTACTTCCAGTACCTGTTCTACAATCTCATCAAGATCTCCATCGGTCAGATCAGAGAGATTCATTTCAGAGATACAATCTCTTGAAGAAGTCAATTCTTCCTTTGCTTCGGTGTTATGGACAGCTGCATACGCTTCCACAAAGTTACGCATTGATGAAGACATCTTTTTACAAATTTACTTTTTCTTATCTTTATTTATATTGTAGGTAGTCTCTCCCTTTTATTCATTTGATGTCAAAAAAGAATGTTTGTGTGAGTCTACTTGTTTCTAATGTATTACCAAATCCAGGAACTATGCTTCTATGATACAACACTTTTCCTCGATACGCAACCAGCCTGTTGTAAATATTTCCTACACTAATATTCCTGTCACTGTTTTTATCTTTGTATATGCCAGTTCCAGAATCTACGATAGCATCAGGAGTCAGATATAATACTGCTGCCCACTCTCCTTGATTCTTTCCCTGACTATCAACGTGAATCCAAGTATGAGTTCCCTCTACACAAGATTGAAAACAGAATGTATCTTGTGTCATATCCCATATTATCCCTTTGCAACCTAATGCTTCTTTTAATTTTCTTTCAGTTTCCTCAGCATACTTTCCAGCTGAACGACGAGTTCTAACTCCTGGCACTTTTGGTTGTACTCTGTCAAAATCTAAAGACAAAGCATGAGACCTCAATCTGTCAGGATCATCAAGAAAATTATCAATAACAACTAGATTACGATCCATTTAGGAAGTCTCTCTCACTTTGATAAATTGTGGATGGATTGAATAACAACTCGACACCTTCTCTTACACCGGGGACTAACCACTCGTTCAGATTCTTACAATTATCCCAATTGACAGGTTGAATACAATTCATCACCACTACAGACCAAAAGGCTGTAGCATAATTAACAAAGGTTATCACACAAACAATCCTTCCTTCTTTAGATGATTCAATGTATCCTTAATACCACCGATGTGTTTGTAGTCTAATGCACACTGTGGATACTCAGCATTCACACCGAACTCAGATTCAAATGCTCTCTGAGAGAAATGATTGTTTAATCGATACTCAAGGATATCAATCTCCAATCTCTTAAGGAGAGAACTAAGTCTTTCACTCTCTTGATTTCCGTTGGTGTAGACTACTGCCTGCATTACTTTTCCTCGTATTCGTATTCAATAACGACCTTTCTAGTGGTCTTACCCATACTATTTTTAGTAGTTATAAGTTTAAGATCTCCTTTAAGTTCTCTTGAGATGTCTTGTAGTCTTTCCCAACATCCTAAAATACTCATGGTCTTCCTCCGATGGCATCCCACATATCCTGAACCATATCAGGTGTTGGTGTGGTTCGTTCATGCATGTGTGGATCTATCCAGGTCTTCCATTTATCAATCCCTTCTTGTGTGGGGACAGCGATTCTAACCATGGTTCCCTCTTCGACAAACTCTTCGTTCATCTTCTCATAGGTTTCAGGTGTGATCTTATCGAACTCAGTCATCTTTCAATAACTCCTTGATAAATCTTTCTCTCCGTTCTTTTGCTTCCGGGTCTTCAGGTCTCTTTGCATTCTTAACAAAAAGTTTCTCGTACTGTTCAGCACCTAGGTTGTCTAGAAAATCGTTAGTCACGTTGCCTCCAATCGTCAGGTTTGTCTCGTTGAAACCATTCAACCATGTCATCTGTGTCACTAAATCCCGTTTTATGATTGGATGGGTCGGGATCTCCTAGTCCCATCCTATTCATAAAATCATCTAATGAACCTTCCTCAATATCTTGAGCCCCTTGACGACGTGCCTTCCGTAACATCTCGTTTGCGGTGGTGTTTGCCTTTGCAAGTTTCTGGGCCCACACCATATCGTCAAGTTTAACCTCTTCCCCGTTTGCAATACATTTACAGATGAATTCTAATCGTAGTCTGTATTGGGTAGAAAGCATATTTATTATTCTACTATGAATATTTATTCTTCTGTATTAGGCTTCTTGTTAAATCCAAAGGGTGAATTCTCTTCATCCTCTTTCTCTTTGAGTTGTACCGCAACACCAGCAAGAGTCTCCATGACCTTGATAATATCTTCAGTCTTTGCACCCTCACCAAGTTCTTTTGAGACATACCAATACTTGTCCCAGAATTGTTCACCAGCCTTCTGGTAATCCTCAAGTGTCAATACTTTCATTAGAATCCTCCTCCTTTTGTTTTCTTTTTGGGACTGTACTGTTTCAACATTTGTTTCAGTTTATCATCATCATAGAGATCCATCAACTGAAGTTGTCTATCAATAGCGAACTGAAACACACTACCTGGTGACATCTGTTTTAACATGGCAACTGCCACATCATACATCAGTTCTTCTCTCTCATTCTTTTTCATAGTTTAGATAGAACCTCTTTGTAAATGTTCTCTGCGATTGCCTTCATCATCAGAGGTGGTACCATTCTACCAACTCGTTCAGTCTGTTGTGAGTGTGATCCTGTAAGTACAAAGTCATCAGGTAAAGACTGAATCCTTTTAAGTTCAGGGACAGACAAAACCCTATCTTCTTTCCAGTGAATCAGACCACCACTGGCTGTCAGTGTAGGAGATGGTTTGTAGAACGATGCTCTTTTAGTATTGAAACAATGTCCCTTCTCATGATAATCCATACCTGACAGGATCTTTTTAGGATCCTTTGGCATCTTCTTTACCACAGTCTGATAGATACCACTCTTGACCATGTGATCTGTAAGAGTTTGGATGTTCTCTGGGTCATTCTTCACACCGTCAATGATGTCACCGATGGTTGTATCCTTCGATGATGTAGGAGGGAACAATGATGATACAGTTAATACATTCAAACCAATCTGATCAGCAATGTCCTGACGGACAGCAATAAAGATCAGTCGTTCTCTGGCTTGACCCACACCATAGTGAGATGACTTCATCACTTTTGACGTGACAAGGTAACCAATCTCCTCAAAGGCATTGGTAATCTTAGCATAATAAGTCTTTGCCTCACCAATTGTCAATCCTTTGACATTCTCCGCCACGATGACTTTGGGTTGGATGTCCTGTGCGACACGGATATACTCGAAGAATAGGTCTTCGATGTTCTCTACCTTCTTACCGTCAGAGTAAGTTTTGGTCTTACCCCAACCATCAGAGTGTTTAGAACCTTCACCACGACACATTGATCCAGCAACAGAGAATGCAGAACAAGGTGGTGACCCATCAAGAATATCCAACTCACCAGCCTTAAGACCAGTCAGTTCTAGGAAGTCTTTACCCTTCAGTTGTTTGATATCATCAGGAACAATGGGTGTAGAGGGGTAGTTTGTAGAGTATGTGTTCCTTGCTTCCTCTACAAACTCATTGATACACAGGATTTTACCACCGGCAAGACGGTATCCCGTAGAAGATCCACCACCACCAGCGAAGGTGGAGATGACAGTGAATTTGGCTTGTGCCTCACCGTCATACACATCTTGTAATTTGTATGGTAATTTCATGCGAATGTATTCTTATACTGTGTAGTGTAATATGTTTTTGGAGTTTCGACAACATCTTCGTATAGAGACTTGATACCCATTCCGTCTTGGAATGCTACCTTCTTTCTGTCGATAATATCATCAGGTAGTAGTCCTCTAAAGGCTTCTTGTAACACAGCCTTGGGTCTAGACTTACCATCCCAGACCAGATCCTGACTCAAACCAAGTGCAGTCTCTACTAATTGTGTATTCAAGAAGGGTAATCTACATTCAATACCGTATCTCATGAAGATTTTATTACATCTTGAGAAGTTTTTACGATGTTGTGATCCAAATAAACCGATACGATAGTCAGTCCAACCTTTGTCTTTGATACCGTGATAACTCATACCGTAGGATGCCCAGAGTTCATCACTACCCTCACCTGACATAATCACTTTGAATCCATCCTCATGAATTCGTTGTGCTAGTTGGATACAAGGGTAACCAATTTCTACCTGAGCCTTGTATGGCATCTCGATTGTATTGATAACATCGTTGATATCATCAATTGTAGGAGGTTTTACCTTGACTTCTCTCAATTCAACTCCCAAATATTTAGCAACTTCTCTGGCAGACTTCAAATCTTTGGAGTTCTCATTATGAACTGCGGTGTATGTAACCAGGTTTGGAATGTGTTGTGATGCTACAAGGGTGGTGATAGCCGAGTCAATACCACCTGACAGGAGACAAGCAACAGGAACATCGGATACGGTTCTCTCATATGAACCCATCACAATATCTCTATGGACTGATGCCTTGGAGTCAGAGAAGTTCCAATCGTCAGTCTCTTTGATGTGATTTCTGACGTTATACCATATACCTCCTTTCACTTTGTAGTCAGATGTGACCTTAATATAAGAACCAGGTTCTAACATCTTGACAGTTTGACCACTCTCACCCATAGCCAAGAGACCTTTTATCTCTGAAGAGAAACTAAATGATGGAAATAGACCATCAAGAAGTGAGTAATGTAGAGGAACTTCACCGTGTCTATCCCTGACAATAGTGATAGAACCATCGCCTTGAGTGTATGCAACTGCAAACATACCCTCCACCATATTCAGTCCGCTGATACCATATCGATCCAAGATAGCACAAAGAACCTCAGTATCACCTGAAGTTCTTGTATCGATATTCAGTCTGGTTCGGAGTTCCTGATAGTTCCAGATCGTACCATTGAACACCATGGTAGTGTTACCATACTTAAATGGTTGATTAGAGTCACTACTAGTATCAATAATAGACAAACGGACATGTCCAAAATAGACATTATCCGTTTGTATAATGGCTTGATTGTCTGGGCCTCGGTGGGCAATAGCCTTGAGTCCTTGTTCAATTTGTGGAAGGTCAAACCCTCCAATGATTCCACACATTATTTGATAGCGATAACACCGACGAACTGATGGTTTCTCCAGAAGATCTGACAGTCTTTGAATCCAGCACACCATATCATAGACTTGAGTTCTTCCCAAGTATTTGGTTTCAACATATCACGGAGTTCTTTCTCCTTGTCCATGATTTGGTCAGCAGTGAATGTCTTTCTCTTGTAGTCATAGTGATTGAAGGTGAGGAGTTCTTGGAAGAACGCATTCTCACACATCAACTTCTCTGCAAAGATGAATGCACCACCTTCATTAAGACCCTCATAGATCTTATTGATCGTATCTTGACGAGTTGTCTTGGGCATGAACTGAAGAGTGAACAGTGATGTTACCAGAGAACAGTTCTTGAACTCATAGTTAGTGACATTACCACGAACCCACTCCAACAATGCACCGGGATGGTCCTTACGGATTTCCTTAAAACGTTCCTCAAGATTATCATAGAAACTACCAGCAAGTTCTACACCCACATAGTGAGCATACTCACGGTTAGGGTTGTTACCAATAATCATCTTGGTCAATTTACCTGTGGAACAACCCACATCTACGACTTTGGTATGGTCTTCCACAAAGTATCGTGAGAACGATACAGTATCCTCTAACAGGTTTGAATATCCACGGATACTATCGTTGATGTGATTGTCAAAACCTTCAGGTGAGTGTGCGAAAGAAAAGTCGTAGGGCATATCATTTACCGTTTGTTTCGTATTGTAGTTGATCGTCAATCATTTTGTCCAGTGTAGCAATCACGTTACGGACATCAACGATACGTGCCGGGGTACAGGTAGGATCAATAGTATAACCTTTCTGTTCCATGTATAATGCCTGACGGACCACGGCAGCTTGTTGTAAATTCAATTCAAGATTGATCATTGTTCATCCTCTAGTTTAACACGATAGATTGTTCTCTTTGCAAATCGTTGGTCAATTTTCAGTTTACCGATATAGAGACCAGCAATCCAAAGAGTAAAAAGGAACCCCTCAAAGTATGTCATTGAGTTCCAAGCATGTACTGCTTCACCCATCAGAGATCTCCTTGTTTACGGTTTTCAGAATAGTGAACATCAAATGCTCCTTCAGGATATCGTGCTGACAGTTTCTCCACGTTCATTTCCAGGACTTCATCGATAGAAATATCGAGTGCCATACACGCCTGAGCAACATACCACATAATGTCACCCAGTTCACGTTTCATGTGAAACGCATTGTCTTCGTTGTAGGGTTTACCTTGAAGAAAGATCTTCTTTACAACCTCAGTAAATTCACCAGCCTCTGCACTGATACCAAGTGCAGCAGTCAGAAGTTGTGGTACATTACAATCATCTCTTACTTCCAATTCAGACAAACGTGCTGCAAGAGTAGGATAGTCAAGACTTGGTTGACTAGTAGTTTGTCGTACAAACTCTACATATTTTTGTGGATCGATTGTCATAAGTCTAATGGTTCTTGTTGATTTTCAGGTAAAATAATTTGTGCTGGTAGTTCTAGATCATTCAGTCTTTTACTGAAGATGTCTACAACTGTTGGGGGAGGATCGAGATATACGATAGTCCAAGTGTAACCGGGATTGTTCATGATATGGTAATCAGCATCCCTTTGTTGTCCGCAATGTCGATACCTATTTCCCATTTCATCTCTTACCTCATAGATGAATGGTCTCTTGAGTTGTGCCAACTCACTCTGTAAACTGATATCAGAACTTGAATCCTTCAAAAGATTTCTTGGGTTTCTCCTCGTAATTATACTCCTCTTCCTGCTTGCTGTCAAGGATGTCGTCCTGTGCTGTCTGCTCACAATCAAACAATCTCATCTTGGCACGGTCGATACCGACCACAAATCTCTTGTAGATACTCAAATCGTTGTATCGATTCTTCAATTGTTTTACAAGTATCTGTCCCAGGGATTCGAGCTCTTCAGTCGAAATAAGGGCAAACATAAGATCAGCAGTAGCAGGGAGGCCAAAGGACTCACTTGTATCAGTAAGCTCAACGTCAGAGCTACCATAACCAGAACGAGTGGTCTGCGTGGCAGAAACGATAGGGACGTTTGCTTCACAAGCCAGTCCTCTAAGTTCTTCAGCAATTGACTTAATAACCGTATATGAATTGACATTGCTACCAGCGCGATATCGTGAGGAAGCACATATATTAAGGTAATCAATGAAAATAATATCAGGTCTAAATGACTTCTTAAGTGCAAGCTCATTAAGAAGTGACTTGAAATGTCCACTATGCGCACTCGCGGTAGGATACTCTTTAATAATTAGAGTGCCTTGTGTCTTTTGTGCCAGGTTATTAACCTTTGTTTCAAAGGTTTGTTTTGGAAGTTCAACAATATCCTGGATATTAACGTTCAGTAGGTTGGCGTCAATCCTTTCTGCAATCTTCTCTTCTGCCATCTCCATAGTAATATACAGAACGTTCTTGTTCTGTAGGAGTGAAGCAGATGCCATGTGACACATAAACAATGACTTACCAACACCGGTACCAGCCAGTGCGATATTCAGAGTCTTGTTAGGTAATCCACCCTTGGTGATCTTATTAAAGAAGTCAAGGTCAAACTCAATACGATTCTCCTTCTTATGGTATAACTCGTATCGTTCTTCATAGTCATTCAGATAGTCATGACCTACATGATTATCGAAACTAACAGACAGTGCGTCAGACAGAATAGAAGGGATAGAGTCAGGAGCCTTCTTGTCATCCTGACCGTCTGCAATCTGGATAGACTCCATCAGTGCCAGATAGATGGCACGTTCCTTACACCACTTCTCTGTGGTATTTAGCAACCATTCCAACTCCTGTGGTTCAGGTTCAAGACAACCAACCAACTGGATCAGTTCCTTGAATGATTGTTCAGTTACATCACCCCTCTTCTCAATCTCAATACTCAAGACCTCCTGTGTAGGTGTCTCATTGTACTGATTTACAAAGTCAGAGATCTCCTCAAACACAACTTTCTGGTTAGTGTCCTGGAAGTATTCTGGTTTGATAAACGGAATAGTCTTTCTTAGAAAGTCTTCATTGTGTAATAGGCTCTTGAGAACAAGAAACTCAACTCTCTCCATAACTAAATTCTTTCCGTGCAATTTGATCTAACTTTTCCAACACCTCTTCGGTGAAATATGTTTCAGGATCCTTGAGGATTGCCTTGGCGTATACCTTCTTACCGTCTATCTCATATCGACCAGCAACGTTTTTCCAAAGTCCACCGAGTTCACCGAGTTCAAGAAGACCGTAATATCGATCAAGACCACGCTCATCGTAATAAAGGCGTACTGTAACATCTTTGTTCTCCTTACTCAATCTGGATTTGTGCGTCTTAGCTTTGATAAGATTTCCGACAACTTCTGTTCCATCCTTTTCTTTTTTCTTGCTGAGATAAATGATCGTAGACGCGGCATACTTGAGGCCACTGCCGCCTCCCATTTCCTTAGTAGGGACATAAGATCCGATAACATCGTAGGTGTGATTGGTTACAATCATAGGAATGTTTGCTTGACCTAGTTTAAGTGTCAACATTCGGAATGCACCCTTGACCAGTTGGGATTTGGTCATGTCCCTAACCTGTTTGTCGTCAAGGGCGTCTCTGATTTCTTTCTCTGTTGACAGCATACCCAGAGAGTCTAACACAAACATACAAGGTTTGCGTTCGTCTGCAGGTTTCTTCAGGTATATATCTACCGCCTTCAGTGCCTTGGTCCTGAACTCTTCAATAGTGACGACATTTACGACAACCACCCTGGTAAGGTCAACCCCTCTACTTGCGAGTAGACCCTTATTAACAGCTGCTTCAGTATCAAAATATAAACAATACCCATCAGGGTTAGAGTCAAGGAAATTTTTGACAACCGCAAGCGAGAAGAAAGTTTTTCCAGTGCTAGACTCGCCAGCAATGGCAGTAATCTTATTCCCAGATACGCCACCAAAT